TATCTTCGACGGACGAATTGCATCGTCTCGCATGGGTTGGCGCTGGCGAAAGTACACTGGGAGCAATCCGCATAATCATCATTGCCATATCTCTTTCACTAAGCAAGGTGATACGGACAGCTCTTTCTTTCATATCCCGTTACTAGGAGACAAATAATGGAACAAGCAAAATCACTCGCAGCATCATGGGCTCGATCATTCTTAGCAGCTGCATTGGCGCTATACATGGCAGGGGTAACTGATCCTAAGACCTTAGCAATGGCAGGCGGAGCAGCACTAGCACCTGTTATCTTGCGCTGGCTTAATCCAAATGACGCATCCTTTGGCGTGCATAAGAAGTGACACAGGAAAACTTCTTCACCCTTTACTTTGCCAGCCTTGCCGTGATCGGTGGGCTTGCAGGTTATGTGATCACGCATCTACTGTCTGAGATTAAGCGCCTCAACTCGCGTGTCGATGAGATATATAACATACTTCTCGAGCGATAATTTTCGACATGGCGAAGAAGAAGGTCATCGACCTAGACACTTATAACGCTCTCGATCAATGGGCTATCAGTCTCCATGAGATGTATCGTGCGCTTCGGCGTGCAGGTTTTGCAGTCGATATCTCACTCGCACTCATTAGCGACAAAGATGCCTATCCTGACTGGATCTTGCCATCGATCCCCGACCGAGTGGATCGCATACCCTACGAGGACGACGACGAGGATTAATGAAGCGCATTGTCATAGTGAGCGACCTACAGGTTCCCTTCCACGATAGACACGCAGTTAAGAATCTAGCCATCTTTATCAGTAAGTTTAAGCCGCACGAAGTAGTAACCATTGGCGACGAAATAGACTTTAATACTATATCGAAATGGAGTGAGGGCACACCCGAGGCTTATGAGCAGACTCTTGGAGATGATCGCGATGAAGCTGTTCAAGTCCTTTACGACTTGCAGGTCACGCAGACCATAAGATCGAATCACACAGACCGCCTTTACAATCAGATCATGAGGAAGATTCCCTCATTCCTATCTTTGCCCGAGTTACGCTTCGAGAAGTTCATGAGATTTGATCAGCTTGGGATCACCTTTCATAAGAAGCCATATAACATCGCGCCTAACTGGATAGCAGTCCATGGGGATCATACCCCTATCAAGTCACAAGGGGGTCTCTCAGCCCTTGAGGCGGCCCGTAGGCACGGGAAAAGCGTTATCTCGGGTCATACTCACAGGGCAGGGCGTTCGTCCTTCTCAGAGGCCTCAGGGGGCCGGATAGGGCGTGTCTTGCACGGCGTCGAAGTGGGCAACCTTATGGACTTTTCTAAGGCAAGCTACACAAAGGGATCGGCCAACTGGCAACAAGCTTTCGCCATCATGTATGTGGACGGAAAGAATGTTCAGGTCGATCTTATCTACTTTGAAAAGGATGGGACATTCGTGGTCTCAGGTAAGCGCTATGGACGACCTAGATAACGAGCTTGCTCGGTCGATCGATGACCACATAGACGATGCAGAATCGTTACCATTTCGTTATCAAAATCTATAGAATTTACATTGCAGGCGTGAGACAGTAGAGCCATGGATGAAGGGCATCCATAGAAAAGGGCTCAAAATGAATAACACAGAGATCAAAACAGTTAAGCTAGTTATTGACGAAAATCAATTATGTCTCTTGGACACTCTTATCAGCACAGTTCGAGCTGATTACCCTAGTGAATGGGGAAGTCGCACAGATTATGAAGAGTTGCGTCAATATGTAAAAGCCAAGGTTATGGAGATTCTCTAATGTTTGATTCAGCATTGCAGGATCTAGTGGCAACTATTGCCATCTCTGCACTATGGTTTCACTTAGGCCGTATGGTCGGCATCCGCGTGGGGTATCTCAAAGGTCGTAAAGCTGTGAGAGATTATTACGCATCAAAGGAAAGGGTAAAAGTGTGAAAGCAAGTGATTTCCTCAACGAAGCAAAGGCAACAATTCAAGATCGTGGAATGGACTACGGACACCCGTCGGACAATATGTCCCGAACCGCATGCCTATGGTCAGCATTCTTGCAAATGCCTGTTACTGACTATCAAGTGGCATCATGCATGGCATTGGTCAAGCTCGCACGAAGCATGGAGTCTGCAAAAGTCGATACATACATCGACGCTGCAGCCTATCTTGCAATAGCAGGGCAACTACACACAGAGGAGAATGAGCTTTATGTTTAACCTAGAAGATTATGAGACAGTAGAAGAAAGACTTATCAAGTACTGGAAGGATCATCCCGATGGTCAGATTCATACAAGGCTTCTCAATCAGGATTCAGGTCGCTTTATTGTTATTGCTGAAATTTATCGCACAGAGGCAGATTCACGTCCTTGGACAACAGGACTTGCAGAAGAGACAGTCCAAGGCAGAGGTGTTAATGCGACGTCTGCGCTTGAGAATTGTGAGACATCTGCTATCGGTCGCGCTTTGGCTAATGCAGGGTACGCAACAAAGGGTAAGAGAGCTTCTCGAGAAGAGATGAGCAAGGTAGCGACAATCAAGAAAACTGAGTCCATCATCGACGAGACGAAGGCCAAGATGTTACAGACATCGGGCGAATACATTCCCGTAGTAAAGGAGGACGATCCATGGACTATCAAGCCAGCGACTATGCCGCCCACAATGGGGGAAGCTGTTGCGACGGTGAAAGAGATAATTGGCGGCCAAACCGAGAAGGATATTCCGAGGTGCCAGCATGGCGACATGATTTGGAAAACTGGGCAATCGGGCACCGGTAAGGCATGGGGTCATTTCAAATGTCGCAATGCTGTGACAGGCGAGCTATCACGATGCCCTAAGGGTGAAGATGTTATTTGGTATGAGATCAACAAAGAAGGCGCATGGCAACGGCAGAAGGCGAGAGTCTAATGGGACGCTTACAGTTTCAGAATCAAGATGGCGAGTGGGAGTCATTCCCAACAGAGGACGAAATTCACCGATCAAAGGAAGTTATAGCGATCTTAGAAGAATTCACATTTACCACTCGATGCTGTCTCTGTAATGATTCAATACCTTACAAAGACATTAAAGTGAACCTAGTGAATAAGTCATGGTCTTGCGAGAAATGTCACGCGGTCAATGGCCTCACAAAGCCGTAAATACAGAGGATTCTCAACCGAGCGTGTGGTCGCACGTTACCTTTCGGAGTGGTGGCCACATGCAGACATCGGTAGAGGGGCTGGAAAAGATATAACACATGTCCCGTTCGACATGGAAGTTAAGGCTAGATCGGCGTTCCAGCCAAAGGCATGGATCGATCAAGTCATCAAAAGAGCTAGCAAGTCCCAAGACTTGCCCATCGTGGTGTGTCGCTTAAATGGTCAAGGAGAAAGTAGTCCACAAGACTATTTGGCCTTTATGCGGCTTGGTGATTTGGTCGATCTATTGCTAAGTTCAGGTTACGGGGATTTCAAGGGTGATCGAGATACACTAGAGCCTATGAGATGCAAGATGTGCGGCGCATGGGCGTTCACACCGCTATGCAGGACGTGTGAGGTTGATCCCGATGCCAACTTATGAGTTCGAGTGTGACAATGAGAAGTGTGAAAGCAATGCACGCATAGAAGAATGGCTAAGCATCACAGAACCTCATGACCTTGAGTGTCCATTCTGTCATTCACCTATGCATAAGGTCTACAGCTCGATAGGGGTATCGTTCAAAGGCTCAGGCTTCTATTCAACTGACAATAGATAAATGTGATCCAATTCACATTCCACATAGTGAGATTGTAGGAGATGCTACACATGAACGTATTTGACACAGATGGTACTCTCAGGCGAGAGCCCTTCAGGGGCTCAGCACGCGCCCGTAAGGGCAGAGCGCGAGTGGTCGCCTTCGTTATTGGGACAGCTCTATTCATGAGCATAGCTCCTGATTCAAGTGGCTCAATAGATGCCACTAAAGAGATTAGATATGCAAAACTATTAGCTGATTATCAATTAACTGAGAAGCAAGAGAAGTGTCATCATGAGATTGTCTATAGAGAATCAAGATGGAACTATAAAGCAGTAGGTAACCTAAGCGGCACAAAGAGGGTCTATGGGCTCTATCAGATGAAAACTGAGAGCCTAAAGAGAAGCTCAGCAATCACACAATTTTGGATGTACTATCACTATGTAGGACGTAGGTATGGATGGACTGAGTATGAAGATCCTAACTACTGTGGTGCATTGCATCATCTAAAGACTAAAGGA